CTTGTCCTCTTTCATACACCATTCCAAAAATTTATCTGCACGATCCATTGGATCATCTACAGTTCTTCCAGACCCAGTTTCTAAAGTCATCTTTAAAACCTGGAACCTAAACTCTTTATTACTGCTCATGTAATTAACTCCCTATATCTCATTGCTTCTTGTACATAATTGTCATGCTCTGGGTGCTTGGCATCCCAATATGGCGATCCTTTCGCTGTGAGCCTGGCAATCTCTGTTGTAATATCAGATGCACTCATATTCGGCTCTGAATCTCTACCACTAAATTTATCTTCCCCAAGCTTTTCTGCCATGAAGCCTCCAATAGAATGAAACAATTTTATAACCTCTGGATGATCACCCAGCTTTTTGCCATCTGCCATCGGCATTTCAGTAAGTTCTGAAAAACCAAACTCATCTAAAACATTGTTGGCTTGTTTCATATTATTTTCAAACTGTTCACCCCATTCTTTTTTGAGGTCTGTTTCCAGGGCAACACGATGCCGTTCCAAATCCGCATCACTTGTACCAGTATTTTCATTCATTCTGGAACCATAAGCATCTAATAGCTTTGTGGCTTGTTGCTGGCTTAAACCTAGATCATGTGCTGTACTTCTAAACCATTCGGCATTGTCTTCACCAACAGTTTTAAATGACAACTCGTAACCATCAGCTGTTTCTGGTCTTCCAAGCTTGCCATAAACTTGCAGCCAGTCATCTTCTGTTGCCGAACTGCCTGGTACAACAATCTTGTCAGCACCAACCATTCTCTGGGCATTGATTAATGACTTTGCCATGCCATTAATATCTTTATATGTTTTTAATGATGGATCGTTTCGTATTCCCTCATCAATATGTTCTCTAAAATCAAATGATTTCTCTTCAGACGGCACTTGTCCAGTTTCTTCTGGGGCAGCCGCTACCTGGGCATCATCCATTGTTTACTCCTTTTCTGGTAGTTTCTGGTTAATAAAATTGTGAATAAAAACTAAAACAGATCGTTGTCCTTCTCTGTAAACTGTTTCATCGCTGTTTGGCGTATAGGTTGATGTATTCATGGAAAAGCGTTTTCCTAAATCTTCCATAACCTTTTGACCGCTATCTGATGTAAAAATCTCTTTATACAAGATTTGCAATTGATCTGGCGTTAATGACATAAATTAACCGCCTAACTGATTGTTTAAAACTTCACCCAGACCTTCTTGTGTTTCTGGACTAACCTCATCAACTGCCCTTAATGCTGGAGCAGTATTCTTAGCTGCTTCTGCCAATTGCATGGTTTCTGCCATCTGTGCTTGTTGCTGCTCTTGTGCAGCTCTTTGTTCTCTTAATGAATTAACCTCATCTGTTCCTCTTACAACTGTTGCTGGAACATTGGTAACCTTAATAATGTGCTGTGCCAGACCATCTACATCAAGATAATCAACCACCGATGGATCAATATTAAGTAGAGGCTGCAAGAATTGAAACAACTGCATAGCACTTTGAACTTCACCAGATCTTTGTGCTTTAGCTAATGGCGATACATATTCAATATCAACATTACCATTTTGCATAAATTCTGGCGGTGCTTCAAAAGATTTACTTCTGGAAAGCAAAGCAAAAATTCTATTAATTAATGGATGCAGTAACTCAGACTGCAATCTACCTAAAGATGGAGCAAGCAATCTCATTTTCTCTTCTGTTTTCTGGATCACTTCTGTTGCGGTCATATTTGGACTATTGCCCAGGATAAGCTGATCAACATAAAATGAAGCTCTTATTGATTGCCTTCTTTGCTCCAGCTGTTCTTGCCCAATAGGATTATTACCGCCAATATTTAAAGGCTCAATTCGATCCCTGGAACCAGAACGATAAAAGTTTAGTCCACCAGGAATAGTTCTAACTGGCATATGAAAGCCATCATCTGGAACCATTAAAGGTGGATGAATATGCAGTTGTGCCGCCCTAATGACAACTTCTGACATCTTGTTAACCATTTTGACATCTGCAAGGGCATTCATGGCTACAGAACGACCATAAGAATTTTCAAACGAACTTTTTAAATACCTGGGGCAAACATAACTAAATTCATGATAACCGCTTTCTGATAAAATAATCTTTTCATCTGGCTCAAGATAAATAGAAGCATAAGGAAGATTCTTATTATCAATCTTTATAGTATCTCTTTTATCCCTTGGCATAACCACATGAACCAGAGATACCATTTCATTAGGGTCATCTTTAAATGCCTTGGCAATTTTCTTGCCGACATTTTCAAGTCCAAACTGATTAACAGCAGATTTTGCCGTTATTTTAAATTCACGAAAAACAGTATCAACACGACCTTTTTCATCTTCAGAAAGATAACATTCTGCAATATGCCTGGTGCTAAATCTTAAACCGCCATCTTTATCGGTATCAACAAACATAACAGCAGTACCAAAGCAAACCAGATCAGTATATAATTCATGGATCGCCTCATGGAAATTTGACCTCGCTATTTCACGATACATTACCTCTGTTGCACCCTGGAGCCATTCATTAGCCTCATCATCTTCTAAAAACTGTTCATCGGTATATCGAAGAGCAAACCAGGGCGTAGAAGCATTAGTCAGCATCCCATGAAGAGAAGCCGACATAAGTTCTGCTGCATGAATAGCTGTACCATCAAAAATAAGATCCGTTCTTTTGTCACCACTTGTTCTTTTCTTGGTCACATCAGCTTTTCTTGGAATAATATAATCGGCAATTTCTTGCCAATGACTTTCCCAGTTGGATCTTTGTTTCTGAAGAGTAGACAACCTCTTCATTAACATCGCACCACGCTTGTCTTCACCAGCACTAAAAGTGTCCATTCTGCCGTTATAACTATCAGCCATAAAATTATGTCAACTTGTTCTGACCAAGTAAACTTGGTTTTGTTGTTGGTGCTTCAGCCATCAGACCTTGACCGCCAGTTACATTTGCAGAAGCTTGACCTCTTTTTCTCTTTTGAATAGCCGTAGCTCTTTGCTGGGTTTTTACCTTTTGAGGCGTAACCGCTGGCTCTGGAGGAGGCGGTGGCGGCGGCGGTGGTGGTGCTGGTGGTTTTAAAAATCCCATTACATTGCTCCTATTTTTCCAAATGGATTATAATCATTAACAGCCATCATTTGCGGCGGTTTCCCTTCTTTGACTGTTTCGTTGATGGCGATTGAGGCATAACGCCAACTGTCCGCAAAATGCGAAGACCAGTCATGTACTGGCGAATTACGAAAGCTTCTAGTCCTTTCATTATACGCCCTATGGTATTGACGAAGAGCATCCAGAAGCGGCTTACACTTGTCCGCATCAAAGTAACACCTCGGTATAAGCATTTGTGCAGCATGAATCCCATCCTCTACTGGCAGTTTCGGCACGACCCTAAAATTAATTCCCAATGAATAGGCAATCTCTCTCCTACTTTTTCCAGTAGACAGTTCCCTAACCTCAATATCATGGGGTGCATAATGTTCACCATACAAATACCTCTTCCTTTGAAGTACCTCTACATAATGCGGCAAACCCTCATTTCTATTCTCATAACAATCAATGACATGAATACTTCTTCCCACCAGCTGCAAAAATACAATGGCGGTGCTATCACCAATGCCCAGATCCCAAAAAGTCATTACTTTTGTCGATGGATCATAAGGCACTTTACAAATTCTTTTTTCTTCTAACGATGCCTGGATCTCTTTTCCATAAATACTGCCAGGTACATTCGCAACCCACGAACATTCATACTCCTGGGCAAACTGATCCGCCGTCATCGTTTCCTTGGCACTCTCCAGCTCTTCTTCATCAATAATTCCAGTTTCACTCGATTTATGAATAGCTGTTAACCAGTCATCACTTTGAACACCCTTTTCATACATCTCATAAAAAGCGTTCTGCCCTCTAGGGGTACCTACAAAATAACAAAATCCTTTTCTATCTGACAGAGCTGGTCTTATAATCTCTGGAAAGACACTCTCTGGCATATCCGCTACCTCATCCATGAAACATCCATCTAGGTATATTCCACGAAGGCTGTCTGGGTTTTCAGCTCCCAGCAAGCTTATTCTCGCTCCATTAGGCAAATCACATCTAAGTTCTGTTTCATGAAACTTAACTGTCGGTATCTTCTCAGCAAACTGCTTTAAATAATCCCAGGCAACTGCCTTGGCTTGCCTATAAGTAGGTGCCAGGTAAGCATACCTTGGATTAGGCTTTTCACATAATACAGCAGACCTTAACAAATGGTTTATAGCCATAACAGTCTTGCCCATTCTACGATGGCAAACAATAACGCCCCAGCGTACTTTGTCCAAGTCCTGGTGCAGTTTTGCTTGCAGAGTTCTTGGTGTGTATGGAATGGTAATGTGCATGAGTGTGTGAAGCTACCATAAGCCTAAGTATATATACGATATAGATAGGTGCCAGAGTCCTGGGGGGTATAGGGGGTCAGATAAAATAATTCAGCTGTAAAAATGTATCCACATTGTATCCAATTAATTATGTCTGATCCTCTATCCCTTATTAACTCTAGGTTAAAGCTTAAAAGGTCACCGCCCTATTAAGACGAAACTTTAAAGCCAGGGTATGCCATCCATCTCGTGCGTGTAGCTAAGACAGACAGCGTGTTATATATATACATCTAATGCTTAGATCTATTCTTACTCCTTCCCATCATACTTAGATTACTTTGCTTGTTATCCTTTGGATTACCATTACGATGATCCACATCCTTACCATCAAACAGTCTAGCTCTACCGAGCTTTACCATCTTCCTTCTAGCTCTCTTCCTTGCAGCATTATCGTCACGATGAGCTGCTGAATACTTCCTTTGATAAACAGATCTAGCTTTGGCATTGCTACTATAATCTCCTAAAGCTGGCATCTATTTCTTCTTAAACTTACCCATGATAGACTTGGCTCCAGCTATCATTCCATTTACATAAGCATCCGTTACAGCTTGATTAGAACTAGTAGGAGCTTTGTTAAATGGCAATCCCATAGCTTTGGCTGTCTTCATTGCATTTGTTGTTGATTTACTAAAGGGTGCTTTTTTATCCATGTTTATATCCTTAATTATGCTATGACTCGCTGTGATTAACTATGACTCAACTGTGACTTCACCCTGGTTCCAGCTCAGAGTAATGCTACCATTATTAACATTAGCATCTTCCTTCTTATCTCTAAGACCATAAGGCTGTATCCTGGCAAATGTCCATTTAAGCGTATCAATTTCTAAACGCCTTCTTTGCACCTCTGCATTAAGCAATCTATTGTCTACATCGCCACCAGTAGGCAATGGAGCGACAGCTAAATCATTTATATGATCTGCATAATACTCAGCTTGCAATACTCTACCTCTACGATAGATCTCATACAAATCATCGTCAGCTGCTACAGCTCTGCTGATTGTTCTGTATTCTGGCAAGGCTGGATCTTTGCAAATCGTAAGCAAGCTTTCACCCATAGCTAAACGATCTGCAATACCTTGCATCATTTTCTTAGTAACTAATTTTGCCATGTTATCCTAATTGGTTTGTAAGCTGAACTAAGGCATAATTCAGCTCACAATTAGTTTTAGTAGAGGAATACTATTAAAAGAAAAACACTACATCTAGTGTCATTCTAACATAAACATACCAAATTTAAGGACATTCGTAAATTATTGTTTATAATACAACTTAACCAAAGCATCCTTATATCTTCTTCTAACGATCCTTGGATCATTAAGAGATAACATCCTGGCAATCTTTGTCCATTGAACACCTCGATCTCTATAAGCAGCTGAATGAGCTACTGCCCACACCAGCTTACGATCTTGTTCTTCCATCTTAAAGACCATGTCTAAAGCTTCATCATACAAACTAATCTGCCTGGCTGATGGAACTAATCTAACATGGCTTGACTGTGACCAACCATAATTCTGCCAGTCTGTTGGATAATCTACCCAGAAACTTAACTTGGCTTTTCTTATAGCTGGTGGCAATCGTTGTTCTGTTTCTGCTGCTTCTAAGAAAAGATCATGAAGTTCTGTTATGTTTCTTAAAATAAACCCTCTCCATTTTTAATATGAAATCTAACCTCTCAAAATGAGAAGCCTTTTGAATAGCTCTGACAACATCCATGTATCCATCCTCTGAATAATGGGGTCGCATCTTTTTCAATAATCTATTTAATCTGAATTGTTGATCGTCACGCTTTCTTTGATTAACAGCATTGACATACTTGTAGTTAGTAAACTTTGCAGCTTTACTTACCAATTGATTAATTTCTTTTGAAAAATCTTTTCGAGGCTCTTCTTTACAGCTAGCTGTATAGCTTGCTGTATAGCTAGCTTTATCTTTATTAATGTTTATTTTATTAGTGGATGGTACAAGCTGTAAAGCTTTCTGTATAGCTAGCTGTATAGCTAGACTGACTTCGTCAATTTTATTCACAGATTTATCCTTGTCAACTGTCATTTTCGTACAACGCTCCAGTAATAAATCCATAATTCCCACCATCTATAACATGATCCCTTTTGTACCCACCGACATCCATCCTAGAGTATTTCATCTCGCCAATTATTTTTGCTGCTTGCCAGGCTTTTATCGGCTCTTTTAATTGATCGCCTAACATTAAATTGATTCGCACCGCCAAGTTTTTGTATAGCTCTTCGTAATCTCCAAGCTCCTCGCCTCGCTGTGACAAGATCAATTCTGCCTCTTTTAATACCTCTAGCGGAGTAATTTTTTTTTTCATTTGTTTTCCTCAACTTCCTTAATCGCTAATCCAATCCGATATGTTATCTGTGGCAGTAGGGCATTTCCTAACTGCTTTAATCTTTCTGCTCTGTATTCATTTTTATAAGTTGTTCGTTGGATATGTCTGGGTTCGTCCAGCCAGTCGGAAATCCCATCAAATATTCCACGAAAGCTGGCGAAAGTTTGGTTGGTAGTAACCTCTGATCCTCTTGATCCCTTACAGCTTGGTTTAGAGTATAGCTGGCGTGATGGCCGCTTGGTCTTTGTTTGCTCCAATTTGGTTGTGTTCCCCTCTTGCCCATGTTCGCATCTGGTGTTGGGTACATCTGCACTTCCCCTCTCAAGTTTCCTTTCGCTATATCGTGTGGAACTCCCTTTTCGTTGTTCTTCATGTGGGCTGAATGTTGGTCGGATGTCTTTGGAGTTGACCACATCTGCACCTCCAACTCTCTTACTGCTAAAGTTAAAGGCTTCCCCCCTTGGGCGTACTTCTTTGTCCTTTCTGTCGCTGCATCTTGGGTCGGTGTCGGATAAGTTCTTGCAGATGATCCAGAGCCTATCTCTTTTGTGGGGGCGGAAACACGCAGCTGGAACAATAAATGTCGCTGTGGCGTAATCAAGTGATCCCATCTGTCCAAGAACCTTGTCGATGCCGAGTGAAATGTGTCCATAAACATTCTCGAAAACACACCAAGAGGGTCTAGTCTGTGCAACAATTTCAGCGATTGCTGGGAAGATGTGTCTAGGATCTTCTTCCCCTTTCCTTTTGCCACTTTGCGAAAAGGGTTGGCAAGGGTATCCAGCT